GTGCAGATTTACAATACAGAACGGCCTCATATGGCCCTGAAAAACAAAACGCCCGATGCGGTGCATCGGGCGTTTTGAGGCCTGTCGGCCTACCTGAACAGGTGTAAACCTATTTCAGGACTAGACAGCCTTCTGGCAATGAACATCATCCCGGTGCTGAAGTCGCTCGTTGGATCGTTCGGAGCCAAAGGAGCTACCTGATGAGCTCGACCCTGATTTCAACCCTGATCGGCGCCAATGCCTTCCTGAGCGTGCTGGTGGTGATCGCAGCATGCGACTACCTGCGACGGATTCGGCCCATGGACCATCCGCTGCTAGCTGTCGCGTTCTACTTAGTGGCCATTGGAGCGTTTGGCTCGTTCGTCCTGGCCATGGGCGGGCAAGTGCCCACCCTGTACGGCGTGATCCTCAAGCTGGGGATCTTCCTGTACGCGGTTGCCCGGCGCGGCCATGTGTTCCAGCCGGGGTAACGCGCCACAAATTCGAGATGCGCCGCTTCGTGGCGCGCATACTCTTTTTGCTGCACCATTCAGTCCCTGAATAGCCACCACAAGGAGTGAGGCACGTGAAAAGTATGTTTAAGGCGATCTGCATGGGATCAGTGCTAGTGGTCGGTACGGCCCATGCTGATGTTGGCCGGGAGGAATCACTGGATGCCGCAGTGCGCCAGTTCGCGGCAGGTGTGGAGGCCGTATGGCAGCAGTGCCTCAGGAGACCAGACGTGCACACTACGAAAGATAGCGATATGTGTCTGTCTGCGATGGTGCGCTCGAGTAACGAAGCGGTCGAACAGAAGTATCAGGAAAAGATGGTGACCGCTCAGGATATGGCTAAGCATCCTGACGCATTTGCGACCTATGAGACGGTTCCTTCCTTGCTCCAAGATTCTCAGGCGTTGTGGGAGCAATATGTCAAAGCTGACTGCAGCGGAATAGGCGCCGAGAGTGCAGCTGGCACCGCGCGCGCTTCGTATGCCCTCTTATGCAAATACAAGCACGCGCTTCATCGCCTGCGCGCACTGGATGAATGGTTATAGAACCCTTGATCTTCCGCCCTTCAATCTTCGGTTGTTAGTGGCGTTCTTCTATGAGAAGTCATGAGCAACATCATTCGTATTCGCCATGAACTGCCAGTGAGCACGGAAATCGTGCTTGCGGTGGCAGAGTTCGATGCCACCTTGGTGAAAGCGATTGATGCTGCCAAGGATGCCGGGCTTCCTCAGGGCCTGATCGTCGCCATCCTGCATGCTCACGCACATGCCGAGACGCACAGGATGGCCTGCGAATGAGTGGCCCATGAGCACTCAGAAGCCTGATAAGGCCCGAATGGGGCAGCACGCAGAGATCTGTTACCTGATGAGTCCTTTCGTTGCGGTGCTGGGCACGAAGCCCCCAGTGCCTTGGTTTGGGCACTTGGCCCGTAGCTGACGCATCAGCTCAGGATACTTAGCCTCCTGCTTCTTAAGCATTTCAGTGTCGTTGCGCTTCAGATCCGAGCACTTTGGCTCTTTCACATCGTCCGCGCATGCCGACAGAGAGCTAGTCGTTGCAACGATCACAGTGACGTACGTGAATTTTTTGAACATGGAACCCATCCTTGTTGATTTGAGCTTGCGCCTGCTCATGCAGGCGATCCGCACTCGCGAGGCGCATAGCGGGCCGGCATGATAACGCAGCTATCCAGGCCCTGGCGCTGTTCAGGCTGGCAGAGCAAAAGCTGATTGATGTGCTGCTTGAGCAGCCTGAAGGATAAATATGAGCAAGCAACCCGACTGGGAGGCAATCGAACGAGCCTACCGGGCAGGGCGCAGTCCAGCACGCCCTGCCGGCACTCCTGGTTAGAGCGTCCAGATCTCGAACAGGGCTATTGCACCAAGTCCAAGTATCACCAGGGTAGTGGTGGACCGGATCCGTTTAGTCGCCAAGTAAGTCGTGACTAGTCCGAGTGCGGTAATTGCTAGGGTGCTCATTGTGTATCTCCGTTTTTGGTTTGAGCCCCTAGTGTTCCTTATTTTTTTTTGAACAAGCCTCATTTCCCGACGATTTTCCGTCAGCTTTTTAACAATCTTTCTTCGTTTCTATGCATCTCTCGGCGGTGATCTATGGAGCGGCCAAATCCACCGGTAGACCTGCTTGAGTCCCTCTGGCTTACGCTGCGCCCAGCGCCTGAAGTCTGGAAGTGGATACAGCGCGAGATCCTGGGTGATACCGGTAGCATCCATATCCGCTATAGCTCGGACAACAGCGTGCTGGGCACCATCGCCGGCAACGTGTCCGAGGCCCTGAAACGGGCCATTCTGGACGCTGAGCGATTCATGATGGGCGACCCGGACGAAGCCGGCACCGTCTTCTGGCTCAACCAATCGTTCTTCGACGAGACGATGACCGCCCAGGACATCCTGGCCCAAGTCCAGCTGTGGCAGCAGGGCCTTATTGCGAAGTCCGACCTGCGCACCAACCTGCGCCAGGGCGGCGTGCTTGAAGCTGACCGCACCGATGAACTGATCGACGATGAGCTGGCCCAGCAGGCGCCGGTAGACGGAAGCGACACCGGAGGCGGCGAGGATGAGCAGTGACGGCTACCTGTCCGACGCAGCGATTCGCCACCAGGTGCACGTGCAGCGCTACGCCGGGGGCAGCCTCAAGCACCTGGCCAAGTTCATCACCAAGGCCATCAGCACCGCCAAATCGCGTGTATCCGATGGATTGAGCAGGTACGGCACCCAGCGGTACGAAAAGCAGATCCAAGAGCTGCAAGGCGATCTGGCGGGCGTCTATGGTGAGATGAAGCAGCAGGCTGTGCTCGACCTGACCGAATTCGGTGGCTATGAGGCTGAGTTCAACATGACTCTGCTGGGCAAGGTCGTGAAGACGGTCGTCCAACTGAACAGGCCCAGCATCGAGCAGGTAGCCGCTGCTGCGCTGGCTGATCCTCTCGATTTAGAGGTCGGCAAGGGCCGCCAGCGCATCAGCATCAACGGCGCGCTCGACCAGTACGGCACCAAGAAGAGCGCTGAGATCATCAGCGAGATTCGCGTGGGGTCGGCGCTGGGCGAGACTTCCGGGCAGATCACTCGCCGGTTGACGTCACTTGGCGTCCAGCAGCGCGATCAGGCACAGGCCCTGGTCAACACCATGACCAACCACATCACCACAACGGCGCGCGTGGAGGTGCTCAAGGACAACGACGACATCCTCAAGGGGATGCGCCGGATCGCCACCCTGGACAGCCGAACCACGCTGTTTTGCATGAGCATCGATCAGACGATCATTCCGCTGGATGGGCCGAAGCCGCCGTATCACTGGCGGTGCCGCACCACGGTCATCCCGGTGCTGAAAGACGAGTTCGCCAGGGAGATCCCCGGCTCAACCAGGCCTTCTGTCGGCCCTGATGGTGCCGAGCAGGTTAACAGCAAGACCAGTTACGCCGAATGGCTTGCACGGCAGCCCGCAGCGTTCCAGAAGGACGTGCTTGGCCCTGCTCGCTACGAACTGTTCAACAAAGGCGAGTTGTCCATCGACCGTTTCGTCGATGACGACGGCACGACCCTAACCCTCAAGCAGCTGCGCGAGCGTGAGCCGATGGCTTTCAATCGGGTCGAGATGTAGTAGGCTGCAGCGCCATTCGATGGACGCCGCAATGCTTCAATCCCTTGCTATGCCTGAGCTCATGAAAATTTTTGCAACTGTCAAAATCGCTGTTGCGAATCGCGGGAACCCTGCTTTAGTGCTCGAGCAGGTCTTGGCCATGCACAGAATCAACTCACAACTTGTCATCGATGGTCACACTACCGATCAATCGCTTGTTACCGCGCTCATGGTAATTTTAGAGCATGAGAACTGCTGCGATCTGGTTGAACCAAACCCTCCACTGGTATCGACTGTTCTCAGCACGATTTTGGGTGACAGGCCAATTCTGAGCCTCACCGACCGAGGCGAAAAGCTCGCTACTGATTTAGGTCTCTGACCCAAACCCGCTTCGGCGGGTTTTTTTATGCCCGCAGGCAGGGCCTGCTCAACGTCTCAGGGAGACAGCAATGACCTTGAAATTCCAACTGGACAGCCTCGAAGGCGTCGATGAATCCATCCAGTCCCTTTACGTCGAGAAGGACGGCAAGTTCGTCCTCGGCATCGACGGGCTCCCTCAGCAGGAAGACGTCACCGGCCTGAAGGCCAAGGTGGAGGAGCTCCTGGGCGAGAAGAAGGCTGCCGAGAAAGCCCGCCGTGAGGCCGAAGAAAAGGCACGCGCCGAGGCCGAGGAGGCCGCCCGCAAGTCTGGCAACGTCGAGGAGCTCGAAAAGTCCTGGTCCGAGAAGTACAACCGCCGCGAAGCTGAGCTGAGCTCGGCGCTGGAAAAAGAGCGTAACACCCTGCAAAGCCAGATGCCTTACAACACCGATGGCACACATATGACCGGTGACAGCTATTCCAGGATTGGCTGCATGCACACCAGGGCGGCAGAAGCCATCATCAATAATCGCACTTGGAAGCCTACACACGCTGTCTCAGCCGTCCGTGCTGGCAGCGTTATTCACGTCAAGTTCTACACCCCCTTTGCCCTATGTACTTCCTCCTCGTTCTCCGCCGTGTGAATGGCGTGGCTATCCCTACGAATCAGCTCGGCAAGATCACACCCATCCGGGCCGACATCCACATCGGCTACCACCACAGCGAGCCGTTGGGCCGGGTATCGACTCAGGCATGGGTGTTCAACCCTACGCCTGGGCCCGACATCATCCCGCGCCTGCACGACGCCAAGGTCAACGGCATGGCCCAGCTCGGCATCAACATCAACGGACTTGAGGAAGTCGACGGCGTTCTGTACGCCCAGTCCTGGTGGTGCA